TTCTACTAGAAGACAAACAAGTGCCACTTTAGCAACAACAGATGAATCTACTTCTATTACAATTACAACTTCAAGTGCTCATGGTGCAAGTGTTGGAGATATTCTACAATTAGATTCAGTAACTCTACCTAGTGGTACAGGACTTAGTGCTAGTAATTTTGAAGACAAAGTTTTTATGGTTAACACTGTTCCTAGTACAACCACTTTTACAATCACTTCTTCTGCAGCAGCAACAGGAACTGTAAGTACAGGTGGATCTACAACAATAGATTTTTATTTTGTAGTTGGCCCACAAAAACAAACTTATGGATATGGTTGGGGTGTTAGTACATGGGGTGGTACAATATCTGATGCAGCGTCAACAACTGTCAACGAAGCACTAGACAATAGTGAAACAACCATAACACTTACTAGTGCTGCTTCTTTTCCGACAGCAGGTACAATATTAATTGAATCAGAATTAATTACATATACAGGAAAGTCTACTAATGACTTGACAGGATGTACACGAGGAGCTCTAGGCACGACTGCTGTGACTCATGATAACGGAACAGCCGTAGTCAACGCAACAGATTATAATGCTTGGGGTGATGCAGTCAAAGCTGGTCAAGTAAACTTAGAACCCGGTCTTTGGTCCTTAGATAATTTTGGTGAAGTATTGGTTGCAACGGTTGCTAATAGTAAAACTTTTACATGGAACCCTTCAGCTACAACACCTTTAACAACTAGAGCAGCTTTAGATACAACAAATTTTGCAACAGGAAATAATCCTACAGCATCAAGATTAACTTTGATATCACCTACCACAAGACACTTAATACATTTTGGTACAGAAACAACCGTGGGTACAACAACAACTCAAGATGATATGTTTATAAGATTTTCAGAAAGAGAAAATATTAATAGCTATACACCTAGTGTCACAAATACAGCAGGTTCTCAAAGACTTCAAGACGGAACAAAAATCATAGGTGCTTTAAAAGCAAAAGAAAATATTTTGATATGGACTGATACAGCTTTATATACAATGAAGTTTGTCGGATCTCCTTTTATATTTGGTTTTGAACAAGTAGGTACTAACTGTGGTTTGATTGGTAAGAATGCTGCTATAGAAGTAGATGGTGTTGCTTATTGGATGGGTACAAAAGGTTTCTTTTTATTTGACGGTACAGTTAAAACTCTACCTTGTTCTGTAGAAGACGAAGTATTTAATAGTTTAGATACAACCAAGGGACAACAAGTTGTTGCAGGATTAAATAATTTATTCTCAGAAGTTACTTGGTGGTATACAGAATCACCTTCTCCTACTGCAGGTGGTGACTTTAACAACAAAGCAGTAACATATAATTATGCTGAATCATCACAAGTTCCCGGTGGTGTATGGTACACGAATAGCGAAGCGAGGACTTCTTGGATTGATGCAAACTTATATCCGAAACCTCATGCAACAAAGTTTGATGATACCGGCACAGGAACGTTTCCTGTTATTTTAGGAGAAGATGGATTAGGTAAAACAATATATTTTGAACATGAAATAGGAACGGATCAAGTGAATGAAGATGGAAGCGTTACTACCATAGAATCCAACATACAGTCTTATGATTTTGATTTACAAAGCCAAACAGGTGCTGGAGAGAACTTTGTATCGGTTAGTCGTTTTATACCTGATTTCAAAGACTTGGAAGGTAACGCCACAGTGACACTAGCTGTTAAAAGATACCCTTCAGAAACAGGCCTTAGTTCTACACATAGTCCTTTTATTATAAACTCAAGTACAGATAAAGTTGATACAAGAGCAAGAGGAAGATATGTTAGTGTTAAAGTTGCAAACACAGATATTAATCAAGAGTGGAGATATGGAACACTAACTCTTGATGTTAAACCAGATGGAATGAGATAATGGCAAGAATAGTAGTAAGAATACCAGAACCTAAAAATGATTATGAAGTATCTAATCAAAGACAAATTAACAGAGGTATTGCAGCATTGATTGAAGAGCTCAATACAACATATCAACAAAATTTAAGAGAGGAAGAAGAACGTTTTGCTTTCTTCTTTGCTTAATGGCTAATAATTATTTAAATAAAAAAGTAGATCTTAGTACTACTGATATAACAACTCTTTATACAGTGCCCTCTGAAACCACAGGTATTATAAAATCAATTATTGTATCAAATGATTCTGCTAGTGCGGATACTCTTACAGTTACTATAACTAATGGTAGTAGTGTTTTTAGTGTTTATAAAGAAGAAGCAGTTGGTGCAAAAGCTACTAAAGAACTTCTTTCACAACCTTTGGTTGTAGAAGAAACAGAAATAATCAAAGTCACGGCAGCTACAGCTAATAGACTTCATGTCATATTATCTGTGTTAGAAATGACTAGGACAACATAGGAGGTAAAAATGGTATCATTTGTAGAAAAAGGTAAAGTAGATACAATAGTCAATGGTAAAGTTATAGAAAAAATTGACATTGAAACAGAAGTAACAGTTAAAAACCTTAAAACTAACAAAGAATATTCATCAGATAAAGAAGCAGAAGACGATGTAAATGACTCTAATACAGATACAAAACAAGAAGATATATCTAGAAGTGTCAATATAAAAGTCGCTAAAATGCCAGATGTTCTATCAGAATCTGAGGATGAATAGTTGATTTTTGAAACAAAAAAAAGTAATGTGTTTATGATAGATGCAGATAAAATAAGGGATATGGCCATGATATGTGGTCTATATAAATCTTTTCCTCGCTATCAAGACCACACGTACGAGGACGTGCTCCAACATATTTTACCATCCATTAGATTAGGACAATACAAAGTGCATTATGAGAATAATTTACCAATTGCTTTTACCAATTGGGCTTTTTTAAATGAAGAAACAGAACAAAAATTTATGAAAACAGCAGATTTACACCCTGAAGATTATAACAGTGGAACGATAGCTTGGCATATAGATACTATATGTTGTGGTAATATTAAGAAGGTGATGAAGTGGAGTAAAGAATACTTTACTAAATTATTAGGATATAATAAACCTGTGAAATGGTTAAGAATGTCAGATAATGAAACAATTAAAAGAATGGCTATTCGCTACACAAAAGGACACTACGCCTAATGGGTAAAGTATTTAAAAAAGCAGAAGACGTAGTATCAGACGTATTTAAACCTGTTAACAAAGTTATTTCAAGAATTGTACCTAATGAAATTAAACCTTTTATAGGACCCCTAGCATCTGTTTTAGTTCCCGGTGGTGCAGGAATTATGAGTAATTTTGCTAGAGGATATTTTGCTAATCTATTAGCAGACAGTGCTGTTAATGACGGTAAAACAGATTTAAGAAAAGCTGCATTATCTGGAATATTTAAAACTCTTCCAACTTCTGCAGATATTCGACAAGATGTTCCAGCACCAGATAAAACATTTTTACAAAAAGTAGGTACAGAAGGTAAAGAAGTTGCAGCTAAAGTTGGAGACTTTTTAAATCCAAGTGTTTCCGGTGAAGAGGGTAAAATACTTTCATCAATAGCTAATGTGGGTAAAGCTGCAGGAACACAAGCAGCAGCGGGAGCGGGATTTGATATTTACGATGCTGCTAAAGCTGCACAAGACGCTTATCAAAATTCAGAAGATGGATATAATACATCTGAGTACTTAGGTTATTTAAAAAGTTATCTCGCCAACGCAGGATATTCACAACAACAAATTGATGATTACATAGCCAATAGACCAAGTTACAATAAAGGTGGTCGTGTAGGATTAGCTCTTGGTGGTGATCCTACTAGTCAATCTATAATTGATATGTTGACACAAGAATCTATAGAAGAACAAATACCTCCTAGATTACTTATGTCTATACTTGACCCTAAACCTACGGAGTCTGGAAATCCTGCTGATACCTTAATAGATTTACCGGGTGAATTAGAAGATGTGGACGATAGAAGTTTCGCAGGTGGACCTAAAAGTTTATTAGACCCTAGTGAAATGATAGCAGACAATGCCGGTGGCGGTTTAGGTAAAATGCAACAACAATTAATACAAATGGGAGTTAATACTTCTCAAATGTCACCAACTGAAATTATGGAAATATATAACAGAATGATGGGTGGAGAATCAGGACAATATTTTGGTGCTAAAAAAGGTGGACTTGCAACTTTAAAAATGGGTGGTATGCCTTCTATGGAAATGGACTATAGAGGCGGTGGCTTTATACCTGTGGGGTCTAAAGAGAAAGCTGATGATGTCCCCGCAAGATTGTCAAAAAATGAATTTGTTATGACGGCTGATGCCGTTAGAGCTGCTGGTGGTGGTAGTGTTAATAAAGGAGCACAAAGAATGTATCAATTAATGAATCAATTAGAGAGTAAAGTATAATGGTAGATACAACAATAACAAGACCTGCTCCTTTTATAGAAGCTGGTGGCGAGGTACTTGTAGATAAATTAACTAAACAATTAGGAACACCTATTGATACACGTTCTTATCAACCTACTGTAGCAGGCGAAACAGCTTTACAACAACAAGCTAGAACTTTAGCAGGTGGTTTAGGTTCTTTTGAACCGTTCTTAAATCAAGCAGGTACTGATGCTACTGCTGCTCAAAGTTTAACAGGGCCTCAAGCCTATCAAGATTTTATGTCACCCTATCAACAAGAAGTTATTGATGCTTCTCTTGCTGCTTTGGAACGAGAAAGAGCAGCACAAAGATCAGCAATTGGTGATCAAGCATTTCAGTTTGGTGCCTTTGGTGGTGGTAGACAGGGTGCTCAAGAAGGTGAGTTTGATGCGGTTACTGCTTTTAATAAAGCACAACTAGAAGCACAATTAAGACAACAAGGTTTTCAACAATCACAGCAAGCAGCACAACAAGCTTTTGCTAATCAACAAGCATTATCTACACAACAACAAGGACTAGCTCAACTAGCTCCACAATTAGCACAACAACAAATTTCTGGTGTTGGTCAATTAGGTCAACAGCAACAAGCACAGGCACAAGCTATTATCGATGCACAAGCCGCAGCAGATAGAGAAGCAGCATTTGCCGATCAACAAAACTTAGGATTTGTTGGTCAACAATTAACAGGATTAATAGGTGGATATCCAGCACAAGCAGGTTACTCTACAACATCAACACCTCCTCCTAGCCCACTATCTCAAATTCTTGGAATGGGTGCGGGTCTTGCAGGTATTGGTGGTCAGTTAGGATTGTTCGGTTAATGAGTAAAACTTTAAGTAGACCTATGTTTAGACGTGGTGGTAAAGTCGATAGCCGTGGAACAGGGATCACGTCTGGATTAATTCCTAAAAGAGGTCTTGTGGATGAACCTGGTGGTTATGCAGGGAAAAAAAGTACAATAGATTATAATGTAATGGGTATAGAACAACCTGAAACAGAAACAATTAATGCAGGAGGAGGTGTAGGTTTTGAAAGATCTCCTTTTAAAAAATACATAGAAAATCCTGTTCAATATTTATCTAATACTGCTATATCTCCTATTGGAAATACTATTTCAAATTTAGTTAATTATTCAAAACTTCTTTTTGGTGGAGAACCAACAGCAGATTATTTTAGTCCTATATACGGTCAACAAACTTATGATCAATACAAATCTATTAATAAAGATGAAAAAGGACCCACAATTTTAGAAAAAATAGCACCCACATATACAACTACAGATGTTCCTAACGTTGAAATAAAAGAAGATGTAAATGTTTCAATGGATCCTAAACCTGAACCAACTGTTAAAGATACAAATCAAGAAGTTATTAAAGTTGATGATGTTAATTCTTTAGAAGAAGAAATATCTAGTCAAGCCGATATGTATGAAAATTTATTAAGAAGCGATAAAAAAGATGATATTTTTAAAGCATTAACTGCAAGTTCTAAATTTTTATTAGATGAAGATTATGGTGGCGCTATTGATGCTGCAGGTAAAGAATTAGATAGATCAGATACAAAACAAAAAGCTAAAGAGTTAGCTATAAAAGAATATTTAGATGGTAAAGATGAAGGAGAGATAGGTAAAACCATTAAAGCAATTCAACGTTTAGATCCTGATTTATCATCACAAGATATTTTATCTAGATTATTTGATAAAACTGCTCCCTCACAACCTATTGAAAATGTAAGAGCAGGAATTCTTCAAGATTTTGAAGCAAATACAGATCATGAAGATAAGTACAAGACTGGATATGCTGAATTTTATGCTCAATCTACTAAATATCCTAATTTACAATTAGTTAGATACGAATCTGTACAACCAGGTAAACCTGAAAAAGGATTTAAACAACCTAAACTTGTACCTGGAGCAGTTAATTTTGATCCACAAACTAAAAAATATATAGTTTTTGATGGTACAAACACAATAGAATATACAAACCCAGAAGAAGCTTTTAATAGTTTAAAATAAATTAAAGGAGTCTAAATGGCCGATAACGAAAGATATATTGTAAAGGGCTACGAAGAACCTGAAAACGAAGTTGGTACAATAACTTCTATTCTTGCAGGTATAGGTTCTGGATTAATTAAAATACCTGAAGGATTATTTTCATTAGGAGCGACTCTTATAGATTTAGGTGCAGGCACCAATAGTGCTGCTAAAGTAGAAGCTTTCTTTGATAAAATAAATCCTTTAGATGAATTAGCTGAATCAACAGCAGCAGGAAAAATAACAGAAACATTAGTTAATCTTGGTGTACCAGCAATAGGAGCAGCCTCTAGAGCAGCGAAGATAGCCGAAAGAGCATTAACTGCAAAAGGAGCAGGAACTTATTTTACATTAAATAATACAGCTTTATCTAAAGCTGGAAAACAAGCAGCTCAATTAAATGCTAAAGGTAAAACTGCTAAATTTGCAGCAGGTGCATTGGGGGCAGGTATTGCTGATGGGGTATTTATAGCAGATGTTTCTGAAGTAGGATCAATTGGAGACTTAATTGGTGGCCCAACAAAAATTAATAGAGAAGGTAAGGACTTTGATCCGGGTAGAGATCTTTTAAACAGATTAAAGTTTGGTACTGAAAGTGTTTTATTTTCTGGAGTAATAGGTGGAGTAGGTGCCTCTATTAAAAAAATGGCGAACTCAAACAAAATGCTTTCTAGAAGCACTAAAAAAATAGATAAGTTTTTTGATAAGTTTGCAGGAAAATTTAGATCTAGAGGTGATTTAGATGAAGTAGCTTTTTTAGAAGGAAAAAGATTAGAAGGTTTTAGAGAAAGAGATATTAACAGAGCTACAGAAATATCTAGAAACATAACCAAAGAAGTTAATAGTTGGTTTCCTAGTTTTAAAGGAAAATTATATAGAACTCCAAAAGGTCAATTAACTGACAATCAAAAAAAGAAAAAAATTTTTAAAGAAATTAATGACATTTTAACAGACTCTTCAGGTGTAACTACTAAAGGTGTAGATCAAGTAACGTTTGATGCTCAAACAAAAGCAAGACAATTTGCTAAAGATCAATTTGAAGAATCTGTGAATAAAAAACTTGGAATACCATTACCTAAAAAAAGAGAAGATTTATTTGAATTTAAATTTGGTGAATTAGGTAATGCACAAAAAGAAAAACTTAAAAAAATTCTTAAGTCACCTGAATATGGTTTGTCTAAAGTAGAAGTAGATAAAATTTTTGACAGTATGAATTCTATAAGAAAAGAATGGGATGGTGCGTTTACTTCTCTTGGAAGAAACATGAATCCAACAGAATTAAAAGAATTTAAAGAAGTAATATCTGAAAAAGTTACTGACATATTGACTTCAAATTTTGAAATATTTGGTAATAAATCTGTTGTTCCTTTATTTAACTATAAACCTACCGCACAATTAGCTAATAAATTTAAACAAACTTTAATAGATAATAATGGTTTAACTTCAGAACAAGCAGAAACAGCTATGAACACTATTTTAGAAACAGCTAGATTACCTAATAAAAAATCTTTAGCTGTTCTTAAAGGTAGATCTCCTAGTGCTCTTTTTGATCTTCCAGAAGAACTTGTAAATAAAAGTATTCTTAATGATAGTGCTTATAACTCTTTTATTAAAAAACCAAATCGAACAGTGGTTTCTTTTAATGATTTAACTCCTCAATTTAAAAAATCCGTAGAAGAGTTATATGGTAAACAAAATAATGCTGCTATTACTATATTGGGTGCAACAGAAAGATTATCTATATTAGCAAGAGAAAATCAATATTTTAAAGATATATTTAATGCTTCTAACAAATTAGTTAGGGATTCACAAAAACTTTCTAAAGAACAAATGATTATAAAAGCACAACAATCCATTGCTAATGGTGGTGAAGGGCTTACACAAAAACAAGCTTTTGAAAAATATGTTGATTACAGAGGTGGTGAAGGTCTTACTAAAGAACAAGCAACTAAAAAATACAAAATATTTTTTGATCCTGATGAATATCAAAATATTAATCCTGAAACAGGATTAAGAGAAGGAGGTGGTAAAAGAATAGCTTTAAATGAAGCTAGAAAAATTTGGGGAAAAGATGTGAAACGAATTCAATTTAATATGCCAGATGAATCTTTAGTGGGTGGAACTAACCCTCTTAGAGACGTTTACACATCCACAGCCATAGCTGATGCTGTAACAGGGGCTAGTAATGATATAATAAGTAACTCTAATGCGTTTGGTTATATATGGAACAATTTTGTTCTTTTACCTAAAGCAACTTCTCAAATTGCAAAAACAATTTTATCACCTATTACACACGTTCGTAACTTTGTAAGTGGACTTAACTTTGTTACAGCAAATGGAAACATACCTAGTGGAAAAGCTTTTAAAAGAGCTTATCAATCTTTACAAATACCTATGAAAGGTGCGAGAACACCAGAAGGTAATGATTTTTATAGAATGCTACAAGAAAAGAAAGTTGTTAGTAGTAATGTACGATATGGAGATACTCAAGAATTATTAAAAAAAATGACATTTTTGGGAGATAATATTAATCCAAACAATCTTGTTTCTTCTTTATTTAATAAAGCAAAAACAATAACAAAAATTGGTGAAGAATTTTACACAGCAGGGGATGATGTTTGGAAAATGACTAGTTTTATAATGGAACATCAAAAAATTTTAGATGATTATGCTAAATATGGAATAAAAATAAGTAGTGAAGAAGCAATAGACAAAGCTGCTAATATTGTAAAAAACACAGTTCCTAATTATAATTATGTTGGTAGTTTTGTAAAATCAACAAGAAAGTTTCCTGTAGGAAACTTTGTATCTTTTCCTGCTGAAATGATTAGAGTAAGTACAAACATTGTTGAACAAGGTCTTAAAGATATTAATGAATCATTTCGTTTGGCAAACGGACAAATTGTATACCCTAGAAGAAAAAGTGGTTATAGAAGATTATTTGGTTTTGGTGTAACGGCCACTGCTGTTCCTTATGCTGTCGTTGAAGGAGCAAAGGCTTTATATAATGTTACTGAAGAAGAAATGGAAGCTTTAAGAAGATATGTTCCTAGTTGGTCTAAAAATTCTACTTTAATTCCAATTAGAAATAAAGAAACAGGTGACTTAAAATACATAGATTTTTCTCGCACTAATGTTTTTGATACAATAACAAGACCTGTTCAAACAGTTCTTAACGCTGTTCAAGAAGGTAGAACAGATGAAGACGGTATCATGAATGATTTTATGAGAGGTATGTTTGAATCAACAAAAGAAGTAGCTAGTCCTTTTATTAGTGAATCTATTTGGACTGAAGCTTCTATGGATATTATAGCTAGGGGAGGTAGAACTAGAGAAGGTAAAGTTCTTTATACTGATCAAACTCCTTTTGGAGAAAAAGCCTCTATTATAATAAAACATTTGGTTGAATCACAAACACCGGGTTCTGCTGCTGCTTTTAATAGATTAGGTTTAACTATTAAAGGTGAAACAGATGATTATGGTAGAAGTTTTGAATTAGGTGATGAGTTAGCAGGACTTGCTGGTTTTAGAGTAATACCGGTAGATACAGAAAAAGCAATTAATTTTAAAATAGCTAAATATCAAACAGGAATTAGAAATTCTAGAAGAGAATTTACATCTAAGTTATTAAAAGGTGGTGACATAACCCCTGGTGATATTGTTGAAAGGTATCAAATAGCAAATAAAGCTGCTTATAAAGTTAAACAAGAAATGATGAAAGATTATTTTGCAGCTTTAAAATTAGGTGCTTCTCCTTTTAGTGTTAAAAAATCTTTTGAGGAAAGAGGAGTCAAAACAGATTTAAGATTTCTACAAAGAGGAAGATTTAAACCTCTTGAAATAAGTGATAGCGTTAAAGATAAGTTTGCAGAAAATGCTAGAAACATAGGTAAAGCTAATCCTTATATTGCAGCTAATAGTTATATAAATAGTATGCTTAGAGTATATAAAAATACTCCGTTAGGTTTACCTGAATTAACAACCTTACCTAATCCGTTTAAAGAAGTAGAATTACCTGCTAACGATACTTCTTATTTTCAACAAATTAGTAGTGATCCTTCAACAATAACTCAAGTAGCAGGATCGACTATTCCTATTGAAAATCAAAATAAACTTGGTACAACTAATAATGCTACAATCAACAGCTTTGGTCAAATAGTATCAAAATGACAATAGAACCTAGAACACAAAGGGAGCATATTATTTCATTACACGGACATATTACAGGAGTTAAAAAGGAGATTAACGAGATTAAAAATAATCACCTTAAACATATGCATGAAGATATTGATAAGTTGGGTGGTAAGATAGACAAAATCTATTGGGTTGTATTATCTACAGTGGGGGCTGTAGGATTAATGTTTATAGAAACTTTATTGGGGATGTTATGAAACTATCAGAAAACTTTACACTATCAGAGATGACTAAATCTCAAACAGCTATTAGAAAAAATATAGATAATACACCGACAGACGAACACATAGAAAATTTAAAACATGTAGCTGAAACTTTATTACAACCTATCAGAAATCATTTTGGTAAGCCTGTGACTGTGTCATCTGGATATCGAAGCGTGGATCTTTGTGAAGCCATTGGTTCTTCTTCTAGATCTCAGCATGCTAAAGGAGAAGCTGCTGACTTTGAAATAGGTGGAGTAGATAATCAAGAGCTTGGTTTGTGGATTCGAGATAACATCGAATACGATCAATTAATTTTAGAATTTTATAATGACGGTGATCCTAGTTCCGGGTGGATACATTGTTCAATGGTCAAGGACCGTGAACCGAGGAAGAGTACTTTAAAAGCTATTAAGAATAACGGACAAACTCAATACGTCCCTTGGTCTTAAGTTAATTTTCCAAGATTAAGTTCGATAGGAGCACCTTCACCTTCCGGTGATCCAAAGTATGTGCCTACTGCCCTTAACTTTCTGTAAGCGCCTTTTTCTCCAAAAATATCTACAAGAGCATTTTTCAAATCATTAAGGCTGTTAACATCTTTAGCATCATTAAAATTAAATTGATCAGTTAGGATAACATCTCCTTCATCATTTATTTTAATATTTGCTGAACCTATTGTTGTTCTCATTTGAAAGTTTGGGTCTTTCATTTTATCTAAAAAATTTTGACTGTAGTTCATTTCACCTTCAGGATAATCACCATAGCTCAAATAATTTTTTCCTTCTCCTATAGCTTTTGCTGCTGCTTCTTTCATAATATCTAATTGAGTATCTGTAAAATTTTTATTGGTCACTAACTCATCTTTACCCATTAGATCTGAAACAAATAACCTCATGTTAGGAGGTATCTTATTAAAGAGAGTTCTAAGTACGTTTTGTTTTTCTTCCGTAGTGGCCATTAAGTATTTTAACACGAATCCAAAGACAAAAAAAGAGTAAAATCAAACCTGGTTGTACTATTACAAATATAATAATATTAGCTAATTCGTAACCCCAACCTGTAAAATCTCCTATAACAACTAACACTTGACAGCACCAATTAAAGAATTGATTTACTATATCCAATCTTTTAACTCCTCACCCATGATTTCATTAGCTATACTAATTTTATTTCGTAAAGCTTTTACTATTTTTTCGTCTACAGTTTTTTCTGTCATCAAGTCTATGTAAGTGACAACATTTTTTTGACCAATTCTGTGAGCTCTATCTTCTGATTGTAGTCTTTTTTCTAAGTCATAATTGTTAGAATAGTAAATTACTGTGTTTGCAGCGGTTAAAGTGATTCCATAGCCCCCGGTTTGAGTGTTTCCAACAAAAAACCTTGTAGGACTGTTTTCAGACTGATACAGAGCAATGTTTTTTTGGCGTGTGTTTGTATCAATTGCACCATAGTATGCTACTGTAGAGTCCTCTCCGTAGGTTTTTTTTAAGGCTTCAACTATCTTTTCTATATCATAGATGTAATTTGCCCAAATAATCGCTTTTCCGTCCACTTCTTCTAAAACTGACATCAATTCATTTATACGATTACTTTTTACCTCAACCATGGACCCATCATCCATCTTCACGTGGCCACAAACTATTTGCTGCATCCTCATTAATTGTGTCATGGCATTTGTAGTACTTGTAATTTTACCTCTAGACTCAGCTAAGGCTGTTTGTTTCATCATTGTATACATTTTGATTTGCTCATCAGTCAAATCTACAATTCTTTTAGTGTAAGTTTTTTCTGGTAAGTCAAGACAATCTTTTTTAAGAACTCGATAAGAAAATTTATCTATAATACCTGTTAGTTCGTCTAGTCTTCTATAACTAGATATCAATTGAACTCTACGTCCACCAAAATTTCTTTCAATCATATTGGCGTATCGAGATCTAAAAGAATAATAAGAACCATAACCTAAATGATACTCATCTAAAAATTTACATTGAGAATACAAGTCAAGTGGTGACTTGGTAACTGGAGACCCTGTTAAGATTCTACGGTATTTCGCTAACTCCCCTATTTTTAAAATGTTTTTTGTTCGCTTAGCTGTGGGATTTTTGATTGTCGTAGACTCATCAATTCCTATTAGGCTAGGTCCTACAGTATTATTCAGAAATTTTTCTGCAAAAGCAACACCTTTTAATGTAGAAAAAGATTCTACGTTCATAATTAATATTTTTAATTTGCCATCGTTTTCAAATAAAGTATCTAACTCATTTTGTTTTCTCTTAGTGATGTTTGCTTCCCATAAAACCATTGTATTTTCAACGTGTTCAGCTAAATGAACAGGTATTTCTATGTCATGCCAATTTTTGTAGACACCTTTAGGAGCTACAATCAAAGCAGTTTTAATACCACCCTTGTCGTATAAAATAGATATGTTATCTACTAATACTTTAGATTTACCGGTGCCCATTTCCATAAAAAGAGCAAATGTTTTTTTATTCCAAGATGCTTGTAATGCATCTAATTGGTGACTATATGGCTTAGTCTTAAACTTATAGTGTTCTATCATAACTTTTATCTTCTTTCTTACTTGTAATTTATATAGGAATAATTATATTTATGTCAAGAAAGAAAACAAATGAGAAAAGAAGTATTTGAATTATACAAAAAAGATAGTTTAGGAAAATTCTTAGATACGTTAAAGAATGAACCTGAACAAAAGTTTGTGTATGTTTTACAGCATCCACCAACTAATATGAATATATTAAGCGCTGGTGATTTCGGTCAACTAGTTATTTGCTTACCTATGTTATCTCAAATAGTTTTTAGTTCCTCACCTTTTATTTTTAAGATGAGAAAAAACTTAAGAGATTTTAGAAAGCAAGATTATATTCTATGTTTAGGTGACCCGGCAATTATTGGATTATCCACAGCCATAGTCAGCGAAACAACCAACGGTATGTTTAATTTATTGAAGTGGGATAAAAGAGAATATAAATATTATCCCTTATCAATTGATTTGTATCAGAAAGATGATAACATAGCCATAGACTAATAACCTAATAGAAAGAATACAGAGGTACAAAATGAACGACAACAATACAATTAACTTTGAAGAAGACCAACAAGAGATAATTGAAAAAACTGATTTAGATATATTATCTCAACAGTGTTATAAACTTCAATCTTTAGAAAACGAGATTGATAAACAAGAAAAGTTAATTAAAAAATTAAAAGAACAACATGATAATTTAAGTTCTGAAATAATTCCAGATATACTTGCAGAGCAAGGTATTACATCTATAAAATTATCTGATGGATCAATGATTGAAATCAGAAAAGTATTTAGCTGCACCCTACCCAAAGACGTAAATAAAAGGGAAGCATGCTATCAATGGCTTCGCCAAAACGATCTAGGTGATATTGTTAAAAACAGTGTTAGTGTAGATTTCGGTAAAGGTGAGGATAACAGAGCTAAGGATTTCTTTGGCTCTGCAGTGGATCAAGGTTTGGAACCTTCTCAATCTAGTAAGGTTGAGAGTTCTACTTTGAGAGCACTATATAGAGAGCGTGTTGAGGCCGGCCTCGACATGCCCTCTGATCTTTTTCATACATATGTTAAAGATCAAACTAAAATCAGTCGGAAATAATAGGAGAACGAAAAATGAATGACGAAACGAAAACAAAGATAGCTGAAAAAAGCAAGACGGAAGTAGTACCTGCTTCTCTTTTTGAAGAGGATGCTAAAGGAGGATTTGAGAATATGTCATCCGATGACTATGCTCTACCCTTCTTAAGAATATTGGGTCAATTATCACCACAGTGTAATAAACGTGACTCAAAATATGTAGACGGTGCCGAACCTGGTATGATCTACAACACTGTAACAAGTGAACTCTACGATGGTGAAAAGGGTATTAACTTAATACCTTGTTACTACAAAAGAGAGTTTGTTGAGTGGACCGATAGAGGTGAAGGTACAGCAGCACCTGTAGCAATACATCCTGTTAGTAGTCCGGTTGTAAGCACAGCCAAAAGAGATGCTACTTATAAGGATAGATTGCCAAGTGGTAATTACATTGAAAACACTGCGTCATACTTTGTAACTATAGTAAAAGACAATGGTTCAAGTGAAACTGCTTTAATTACCATGAAATCTACACAACTAAAAACTAGTAGAACATGGAACTCTATGATGAATACTATAAAGTTAAAAGGTGCTAACGGACATTTTACACCACAACCTTATAGTCATGTTTACAATCTTAAAACAGTGCCACAATCAAATGACAAGGGAACTTGGTTTGGTTGGAGTATTTCTAAAGTAGGTCCTGTTCAAGATAAAGAACTATATGCTCAAGCAAAAGCTTTTAAAGAAAGTATTGCTAAAGGTGATGTTCAAACAAGTCATGGTGAAGAAGAAGACAAAGCTAAGTCAGCAGCTAACTATTAATATATGAGGGGGCTTCGGCCCCCTTTTTTTGCAAGGAAAAATTATGTACAGAGTAAAAAGATTTTATAAAGGAAAACTAATTAGAGAAAATAAAACACCATTATATCCAGACGAACTAATAAATTTAGATGAAAAAGATAAATACAAAGCTTGGAATGTAACTAAGGATAATAAAGGTAGAACTATTGAAGCAACTTACACACCAACAATATGGAGAATAACGGTAGAAAATATAGGCGATGAGAAATAAACTTAGAAAGATTTTTTTTAAATACGAGTTTCAAATTTGGACAGTATGGTTTTGGGGACCTATACTTTTATTTTTTTGGATAATAGCATGAGATTTAAAGAAATATTTCAAGGCATGCAAAGTGCCTACGGTCAATATGTTATTGGTGAACAAGCTACTAACGGTAACAAACAAGACGGTAAAGCTTTTATAAAAAGAAAACAAGTAACAGATGATTTGTGGCAAGATCATTTAGACGGTAAAGATCCTGCACTAGGTATTATACCTATTAATGAAGAGAACAAATGTAAATGGGGTTGTATTGATGTAGACAAATACAACCTAGACCATAAAAAAATAATTGAAACTATTAGAAAGAATAACTTACCTTTAATATTATTTAGATCAAAGTCCGGGGGAGCACATATATTTTTATTTTGTAATACATTTATCTCAGCAGCTCTCATGCAATCTAAATTAAAACAAATAGCTGAACTACTAGGTTATATGGATTGTGAAATCTTTCCTAAACAAACAGAGGTTCTTGTAGAACGTGGTGATACAGGAAACTTTTTAAATCTACCTTACCACAATCACATGAAGGGATTAAGATATGCTTTTAACGATAATGGCACCGCTGCTACACTTGAAGAATTTTTTGAGCTCTATGATATTTATGTTCAAGAAGAAATTGGTATTGATGAAATTAAAGTTGAAAAACCAAAACAAGAAGAGGTCTTCAAAGACGGACCACCTTGTTTAAATAAATTAGCTAACGATGGATTTGGTGAGGGTGGTAGAAACAATGCTTTGTTTAACATAGCTATGTTTTACAAACAGGCTGAACCAGATAAGTGGGAAGATTTAGTTGAAGACGCTAATATCAATTACATGAGTCCACCTTTAAGATCTAGTGAAGTTCAACAACTTCTTAAATCAATAGGTAAAAAAGGTTATGATAAGTATAGGTGTAAACAAGCGCCTATTAATTCTGTTTGTAATTCTGGTTTATGTAGACTTAAAAAATTTGGTGTAGGTTTTGATGAAGAAGAAATGCCACCGTTAAATGATTTAACAAAGATTACTTCAGATCCTCCACAATGGTTTTTAAATGTAGACGGAAAGAGATTAAAATTTACTACAGAACAATTACACAGTGCTCACATGTTTTCTATAGCATGTATGTCTCAAGCTAGTTTGATTGTACCTATACCTAAATCAAATGATTGGAGAACTTTGTTAAAAGAATTAATGAAGTCTATTCAAGAAATAGAACCTATGGAATCTTTAAGTGCTGTCAATCAATTAGAAAATTTATTGTATGAGTTTACAGTAAACAGGGCACAAGCAAGAACAAAAGAAGACATACTGAATAAAACACCGTGGACCGATGAGGGTTATACTTATTTTAAAATGGATGACTTTTATAATTGGTCAAAGAAAAACAATTGGGAACTTGATAAAACAAAGACAGGAAATTTAATGATGGAATTATCTTGTTACGAGGGTGAAGTAAGAAGTCTTAGTATCAAAGGCACTAATCCTAGAATAACTAAAATTAAATCTCTAAAAATTATTAAACCAAGTGTTAGTGATAGGCCTTACAAAGAAACGAATTACTAATGAAAACAATTATCCTTGGTCCTCCCGGTACAGGAAAGACAACTACTTTATTAGATTTAGTTGATCAGTTTATACAACAAGGTGTTCGACCAAAACAAATAGGATATTTTTCTTTTACAAAGAAGGCTGTTAATGAGGCTATCTCTAGAGCTTCAAACAAATTTAATTTAGACCCTAAAGAAGATTTAAAATTTTTTAGAACTCTTCATTCTTTTGCATTTAGATTACTAGGTACAAGTAAAGAACAAATGATGAGTAATAGAGATTACTTAGAGTTTGGTAAGAAAAATGGTTTGATTATTAAAGGTACATCTTATTCAGAAGATGACGGTATCTTTAATTCTGATTGTGAAGAATTAAAAATTATAGAACGAGCAAGGATTAAAGGTATTTCTTTGGAAGAAGAATACGACATGAATCAACATCTTACAGACGTGGAGCGAGGAACGCTGATCTTGTTAGATCAAGAATTAAAAAAATATAAAAAAGAAAATGGTATGAAAGATTTTACAGATCTTATAGAAGATTTTATTGAACAAGGTAACACACCACCATTTAAAGTTTTGTTTATAGATGAGGCTCAAGATTTAAATAGACTACAATGGAAAATGGTTCAAAGCATATGGCAAAAATCAGAGAAAACTTATATTGCAGGAGATGATGATCAAGCAATATTTAAATGGGCAGGGGCTGATATAGATCACTTTATTGCATTGAAAGATGAAGTAGATGAAATTAAAACATTAAAACAATCTTACAGAATACCTGGTGGACCTATACATGAACTATCACAAAGAATAATTAAGAATGTAGAAAATAGATTTGATAAATCATACAAGTCAAAAGAAGAACAAGGTATTTTAAAATATTATTCTGATGTAACTCAAGTAGATATGTCTCAAGGTGAGTGGTTAGTTCTATCTACGGCTCATCATTTTTTAAGTGATGTTAAAGAGCTGTGTGAATTACAAGGTTGGTACTATCAACATAAGAATAAAAATTCTGTAGACATAGGACTTTTACTTGCCATTAGTAATTGGGAAGCATGGAGAAAAGGTAGTGAATTCAATCACTTAGAGATAAAAAATATGTACGCTTATTTAGGTGAGAACATCATGCCGGGATATAGAGACGCTAAAACTTTGTTGAGTGATAAAAAATATAGTTTGAAAGATTGTATGAAAGATCACGGCCTACAAGTTGACAATGTTTGGTTTGAAGCTTTTGATAAATTAGATCCTGTCACAGAAAATTATATTAGAAACATGAGAGCTAATGGTGAAAAAATAAATAGAACACCTAGAATATTATTATCAACAATACATGGAGCCAAAGGTGGTGAAGCTGACAATGTTTTAATTATGTCGGACTTAACTATCAAAGCTGTAAAACATAAAGAGAAAAATCCAGACGACTTTCATAGATTGTTTTATGTTGCAGTGACTAGACCAAGAAAAGAATTACATATTGTAGATCCAAGAAATTATGAGAAGGCATATATATTATGAGTTGTTTATCTTTTTTAATTGCTATGTCTTTACATGTAGGATTAGAAAATAATTATAACAGCATACATCCTCATGCACGTTGTACTTTAGATAATAATATTTTTGGTGCTTATTATAATAGTGAAAGTAATATTAGTATTTACACAGGAAAAAAATTTAATTTTTATAACAGTGATTTAGAAATAGGATTAGTTACAGGTTATTCAGGTTTGGATATAGCTCCGATGATTAGATTAAAAAAGAATTATTGGTTTATATCACCTGCTTATGAAACCACAGGAAACATAGGGTTTGTAATAGGAGTAGAATATAAACTATGAGAATTATGTATCAAGACGGTAAATTATATTATAGTATAACTAGGGACGAATATAAGAATATCGAAGTTGGAAAACCGACCGAGATAGATGTTGCGTGGTTACCACATTTGGTAAAAGATATATCAGAAGCTAACTACCAACATTGGAAAAAAGAATTAGAAAAGAATAACAAGTAATATGCAAATACCTTTATTGTTTAAACCTCAAACAGAGTGGTTACCTCCAACTGAATTAAAAGATTTATCTAATGCTAAAGAAATAGCTATTGATTTAGAAACATGTGATCCTAGTTTAACAATACTTGGATCCGGTGCTATTACAGGTAAAGGATTTGTTGTTGGTATTGCTGTGGCTGTAGACGGTTGGTCTGGGTATTATCCTATTGCTCATGAGGGTGGTGGTAACTTAGATAAAAGAATAGTTTTAGATTGGTTCCAGGATATTCTTAACACTAACGCTAACAAAATATTTCATAACGCTATGTATGATGTGACTTGGATAAAGGCCATGGGTTTAAATATCAATGGTCGTATCATTGATACAATGATTGCCGGGTCCTTAATTAATGAAAATAGATTTAGTTACACATTAGATTCTATGGGTAAAGAGTATGTAGGGTTTGGTAAGAATGAAACAAATTTAAAAGATGCAGCTAAAGATTGGAACATAGATCCTAAGAAAGATATGTGGAGATTACCTGCCATGGAAGTAGGAACTTATGCAGAAAAAGATGCAGAACTTACACTCAAACTTTGGCAACGATTACAACAAGAACTTACATCACAAGATCTTTGGACTGTCTTTACATTGGAAACAGATTTGTTTCCTTGTTTGATTGATATGAAATTCAAAGGTGTTCGTGTTAATATGCAAAGAGCATCAGACATAAAAGAAGAATTAATTAAAAAAGAAAAGTTAGCACTACAAAATATTAAAAAACAAGTAGGGTTTGATGTAGAAATATGGGCAGCAGCAAGCTGTGCAAAAGCATTTGATAAAGTAAAATTACCTTATGACAAAACAGATAAAGGTAATCCTAGCTTTACAAAAAACTTTTTAGCAACTCATCCTCATCCTTTGGCCAAAAGTATTACACAAGCAAGAGAACTTAATAAGGCTCATACGACATTTATAGATACAATTATTAGATATGAACATCGAGGTAGAATTCATGCTGACATCAATCAAATACGTTCCGATCAAGGTGGTACAGTAACAGGAAGATTTAGTTACAGTAATCCAAACTTACAACAAGTCCCAGCAAGGAACAAGGATCTTGGACCGATGATTCGATCTATCTTTATTCCAGAAGAAAAATGTGATTGGGGTTGCTTTGATTACTCACAACAAGAACCAAGAATATTAGTACACTACGCAAGCTTAGATAATTTTAGATCGGTTGATACTATCATAGAGAGTTATAAAAATGCAGACGCAGACTTTCACCAAGCTGTAGCTGATATGGCTAACATTGAAAGAAAACAAGCTAAGACAATTAACTTAGGTTTAATGTATGGTATGGGTAAGAATAAACTCATGGCTGAACTTGGATTACAAGTAGAAGCTGCTGAAAGACTTATAAAAAAATATCATGAGAATGCTCCTTTTGTTAAACAACTTATGGATAGTGTATCGAGAAGAGCTCAAGATAGTGGACGTATAAGAACAATTGGAGGTCGTGTATGTCACTTTGATCTATGGGAACCTACAACGTTTGGTGTACATAAATCTTTACCACATGCACAAGCATTAAGGGAATACGGACCGGGGATTAAAAGAGCATTTACATACAAAGCATTAAATAAATTAATTCAAGGTAGTGCAGCAGACATGACAAAAACTTCTATGTTAGCTTTATATAAAGAGGGTATTGTGCCACACATACAGATACATGATGAGTTAGATATATCAGTACAAAATCCAGAGCAAGCGTCAAAAATTATTGAAATTATGGAAGCAGCAGTTGACCTACAAGTACCCAATAAGGTAGACTACGAGAAAGGAAAAAATTGGGGCCAAATAAAATAAATGTCATTCTTAGTAGCAAACGTACCACCTACCAAAGTATTTGTTAAGAAACAATATCTCTATGATCTACAAAAAGGTCATGGTGAATTTGTAGAAGGTTTATGGGTTACATGTAAATCCATAGAAGGTAGAGCTTTATATTTTGAAACATATCTACCAGAGTATGGAGCACTTTATGATAAGCTTCCTATCTCTGCTTTTGTATCAGAACCTACTCAGTTAGATTTACCTTTAGAAGAATTAGAGTTATGGGACGCATTTAGCTATCACATGACTGTGATCAGCAAAGCAAGTATTGCAGGATGTAAAGCAAAATACTTAGCGCCTTCTAAAAATTGGCATACAGGTGAGTATTTATTTACTATAGATAATTGTCACTCAGATGTTAACACAATGAATAGTGGTTATTCTGAGATCCCGGAAGAACATAAATCCTTTAACATATTAGGATTAGATAATAAACACTTTGCAGCACAGCCAAACAATCGATGTTTATTTTTTGATAAATCATTAACACCAGCAAAATTAAAAGTTCCTGATTTCAAAGTATCTACCATTGAATACAATGTAGAGACAGAAAGTAAGTGGACCGCAGGAGATGACGATCATTATTTTTATGATCTTAAAGAACAATGATAGTAGTATTAGGAATTTGTCATACATGTGCTGAATACACACCTTTAGTTAAACAAGATATCAGAGATAAATTAGTTTATAAGTGTTTTCATTGTCGTTCACGATATGAACAAATGATTAATGGTAAAATTTTATTTCAATTTATAGATGAACCTGAAGAACTAGAAAAAGAAGCTCAAAAAATAGTTAAAAAACTTAAAGAAAAAGAAGAAGAATTAGAAATAGACATAGAACTAGAAGATTAGCTGCTCACCTGGCTTCAGAATAAAGCTCAGATGAGCATAAAGGTGAAGATTTATTATATTATCCACAATTATTTTCTTGTCAATACCTTCTTGGCATGGTATAAAATCCCATATAATAGGAGAAATAAAAATGCCGAACACAAATAAATACAAATCAGTATCAGTTCATATAGATACACATAATATACTAAATAAAATTAGTAAGTCTTTATTAGACAATACTCAACTTAGTATATCGAAAACAATAGAACTGTTAGCAAACGAGAAAGCAAAAAAACTTAATGGCAAACTCTCAGGACGATAAAAATATTTGCCCTGTATGTATGGGTAATGGATTTTTATTAGTAGACAGCAATTGGAATAATTTTTTTCAATGTGAGTTTTGTCTTAGTGAAGGTGAAGTTAGTTCTGAAGAATTAAAAAAGATAGAAGAAAGGAAAAATAATGGAAAAGAAACCACACGCATTTAGAAATTATGTTACTGATTGGGTAGAATCTAAAGAGTTTAGAAAACAAGAAGAACAATACCCGGAACCATCCGAACCTATGCAAATAGGATTACCTGGTGGTATAAAAATAAATGTAAACAAAGATCTTTTTGAAGCAACAAAAGAACTTTTAGAAGGAAAAGAAATAACTGTACTACAGAGAAAGAAGAAAAATGGAAAAACTATTAGACCTAAAAAAACTTAAAGAGATAACAAGTAAAATGCCAAGAGATAAAGTGGAAGAACTTCTCATGGCTAGTCTCGAAGAAGTAAAACGTTTACTCAAACTTCTAAAAGATCATGGTTATGAAGATGAAGACATTGATGATAGGACCATAAACTAATGTATCAACACTTAGATTTATTTAGTGGTATTGGTGGCTTTAGTCTAGGATTGGAAGCAACAGGAGAATTTGAAACTGTTGCTTTCTGTGACTACGATCCCTTTTGTCAAAAAGTATTAAGAAAACATTGGGAGAATGTTCCCATTTATGGAGATATAAAGGAGCTTACAAATGAAAAACTCAAAGCAAATGGAATTAATAACATCGACATCATCACAGGAGGATACCCTTGCCAACCTTTCTCCGTTGCAGGTAACAAAAAAGGTGAGCAAGATCCGAGACACCTCTGGCCAGAGAATTTTAGACTTGTCAAAGAGTGTCGACCGACTTGGGTCATTGGAGAAAACGTTGGTGGACACATTAAACTCGGTCTTGACACCGTACTCAAGGACTTGGAGAGTGAAGGTTACTCCGCAAGGACGTTTAGTATTTCAGCTGCTAGCATCGGTGCCAACCACAAAAGAGAAAGAGTCTGGATTGTGGCCCACTCCAACGACAGACTCAGCAAACAATCGAACGAAGAAGTACGCACAGGGAGGGACACCTTTGACAATGGCAATTCAGACATGGCCAACTCCAGCAGCAAGAGATTGGAAAGACACAGGAGAGAACACGAACTACGAGAAGATAGCGAAGAAGGGAAAGTTAGCAGGAGCAGTGAAGATGTGGCCGACTCCGAGGGCATCAAATCCTGGGAGCAGACCGAATGGG